TATTTGTACTAGAGAATCTGGTGTTGGAAATAAGATATATGTCAATGGTAAAATAGACAATACTTCAGATAGTACTCAATTGAATATCACATCTTCTGCCATTGAAACTAGAGTTGGATTTACCACTGACCACATTCTACAAAACTTTAGAGGAAAAATTTCTGTGGTCAGAATTTATGGTAAGAACCTTACTGAAAAAGAGGTTAAGAAAAATTACAACGCCCAGCTGGGGCGTTTCAACCCTTGACAGGGCACCCCAGATGCCCTATAATATGTGGGTAATCAACGGAACACCATGAGCAACACTGAATGCGTCCAAGGCATCGTGATCGACGTTTGCACTCGCTCCTTTCTTCTCCTGAGCGATGAAGGCAATGAAAAGATGGTTGAGTGTGAAACCGTAAACGAGTTTATGAACGTTCTTGAAGTTGTAACTGCAAATCTTTCTGATGACCAGATCGAATATGCCGATCTTGCTATTCAAGGGGAAGAGTATTGATGGAAGTATTTACGGTTAGTGAATGGGAAGAGAACTTTGATTCTCTTCTCGAAAGGGTAGAGAAAGGAGAAACAATAGGTATTATGGGAGATGATGGTAAAGCAGCGGTTATGATGCCTTATGATGATGAACTCGTCCGAATATACACGGAGAATAACAACGAAGCTCAGTAGTTCATCATCTGGGAGTATAGCTTAATGGTTAGAGCGGGCTCCTTATAAGGGCTTAGTCTGGGTTCAACTCCCAGTATTCCCATCGTGCTGGTTTAGCTCTCTGGTCGAAAGCAGCGAACTCATAATTCGCCTAAGGTGGGTTCGATCCCCACAACCAGCACTACAATTTGGGAGCGTGGCGGAATCGGTAGACGCACCTGACTTAAAATCAGTTGGGCATTGTGCCCGTGGGAGTTCAAGTCTCCCCGTTCCTATGAAAAATAAATAACATTAAACTATAATGTTATGTCGTATACCATTACAACGAAGCACTGTTGGTATGACAATGAAAGAATAATCGTAAAGATGTACTTTTTCGAACAAATACCCTTTACGTTCGATGAGATGCCCGATGGTCATCTTTACGATAGAGATTTAGTAGAAGAAGCAAATAAAAATAAGTCTTATGAGATAGATGATGTGTATCGTGGTTCCAACTATATGATTCAAGAATCAATGCACCCTTGTTTTGATGACATTGAGATTGAGAATCCAAAAGATTTACCACCAGATTTAATTCCGTTTTATGACGAGGAAGATTTTATTGGGTGATAAATAAAACATAGAAATATTTTGGTCCATATAATCCGATGCCTCTTAATAAGCTAGAGAATTTTATCAAGAACTATGAAGGTAGAATTCTATATGTTAATTCCAATGACCTCGATGCAACTGATAGCATAACCAATCAGGGTAATTCACTCACCAAACCCTTTAAGACGATTCAGAGGGCACTGATTGAAGCGGCAAGATTTTCGTTCTTAGTTGGAAATAATAATGATAATAATGCAAGAACCACAATTCTTGTATTTCCTGGTGAGCACGTAATTGATAACAGACCTGGTTATGGTATTCGTAAAACAGGAACTGCACTTGCCGAAGCAGTTGCACCAAATGGAAATATTACTTCACCAGCATCGGATGAATTTACATTAAATCTCGAATCAAATTTCGATTTAACGCAAGAAGACAATATTCTCTACAAGTTTAATAGTGTTGAGGGTGGTGTTATCATTCCTCGTGGTACTTCTATTGTTGGTCTTGACTTAAGAAAGACACGTATTAGACCAAGATACGTTCCAAACCCAACTGACCCAGATGTACCCAATAGTGCAATCTTTAGATTAACTGGTCTTTGTTATTTCTGGCAATTCAGTTTCTTTGATGCTGATGAGAATAGTCTTGTTTATACCAATGATAGAATCTTTACTTCTGGATCAGGAAATCTATCAAAACCAACTTTCTCACACCATAAACTGACTTGTTTCGAATATGCTGATGGTGTAAATGTTCCTGGCGGTTATAATGAAACCGACCTGGACATGTATTATGCGAAACTATCAAATGCCTTCAATGAAGGTTCTGGTAGACAAATTCCTACTGCACAGAAATTCCCACTTGCTCCAGAAGCATTTGCAAAAGAAAGACCAGAATGGGAAATTGTTGGTGCATTTGCTGCAGATCCAGTTAATATTTCCGATATTCAATCTGGTGATGGAGCAACACCTTCACCAACAATTACAGTCACCACCATTGAAGACCATGAACTAAATGTCGGAACTCCCGTCAAGATTCGTGGTATTGATGTAGACGATTATAATATCTCAACAACTGTTGCAGAAGTAATTGGACCAAAGCAATTTACATATCTGCTACCATTTGTAAGAAATGACCTTCCTGCAGACCCATCGGGTTCGGGAACAGTCACAATTGAAACCGATACGGTTAAGGGTGCATCTCCATATATCTTCAATATCTCACTACGTTCCGTATGGGGTATGAACGGTATGCTTGCCGATGGTAGAAAGGCAGACGGTTTCCGTTCAATGGTTGTTGCACAGTTTACCGCTGTTTCACTGCAAAAAGATGACCGTGCATTTGTTAAATATAATCCAATCACCAGAACATATAATGGTATCCCAATTACCAAGGTAACTGGTGCCGAACTATCATCTGGGTCTGCATCAACCAACTCAGATACAGTATATCACCTAGACCAACAGGCAGTCTATAGAAGTGGATGGCAATCTGGTCACGTTCAGATTAAGAACGATTCAATTCTACAGATTGTTTCGGTATTCGCAATTGGTTTCAATAAGCATTTTAGTGCAGAATCTGGTGCTGATGCTTCTATTACAAACTCCAACTCAAACTTCGGTCAAATTGCACTGGTTGCCGATGGATTTAAGAAAGATGCATTTGATAAGGATGATGCTGGTTATATCACAAATATCATTACACCAAAATATGTACCAAGAACTGAAACAAATGTTGATTACATTGCACTTGATGTTGGTCTAACCACTTCCGTTGGTATCACAAGTCATCTCTATCTGTTTGGATTTGATAGTGAAGATAACGTACCACCAAATCTAATCTCTGGTTACAGAGTTGGTGCAAGACAAGACGATAAGATTTATCTGGATTTACCAGATTCTGCATCGGTTGATATTGCAAGTGCCGATATCTTGATGACTGATAGTGAAGTCACATCAGCACAAGTATCGCCAACTGGTTCAAATTCATCATCTAAAGAGTTCGAAGTTATTAGTCTAACCTCTGCCCCAAATTATGATACTCTGACATTTGGATTAAATCATAACTTCAGAACAGGTGAAAAAGTAATCATTATCAGTGATGATGCAGATTTACCAGAAGGTCTAGAACCAAACAGAACTTACTTTGTAATTACAACTGCAACTCCAACACAAATTAAGTTGGCATCCACGTTTGCCAATGCTTCGAATGATCTTCCACTAAAATTATATGGTGGAAGTAACTTACGTGTTATCTCTAGAGTTTCTGACCGTGATTCTGGAGAAATTGGTTCACCCATACAATTTGACCCGAATAACAACAACTGGTTCCTATATGTAAATCAGAACAACGAGATTTATAATCAACTGAATACACTAGGTGTTGCTGGATTTGGTGAACCAAGAACCGATGTCACATTCTTCAAGAGAATTCCAGATAATAGAAGTATTGACGAAAAGATTTATAAGGTTCGTTATGTAATTCCAAAAGAAACTCCAGGTGGAAAAGACCCACAAGAAGGATTTGTTTTCCAAGAATCTAGCACAACTGGTGCAATTACCGATTCTGATTTTACATTATCAACCATTGGTGCAAGTGATGTTAAGTACAATAGAAATCCAAGATTTATCAGTACTTGTTCACAACTATCTGGAACGGTCACTGTTGTTACAGAATTACCACATGATCTGAATCTTGGTGATCGTGTTCTGATTAAAAATGTCAAGTCCTCAACTAATCTTGCAGGACTGGGTGTTACTGGATATAATGGCGATTTCGTAGTTAATAGTGTTATTGATAGATTAACATTTACATATTCGACGGAAGATAGAGACGGTGTTACACACAATGTTGGTATCTTCTCTGGTCCATCAGTAAGAGATACAAATCTACCAAGATTTGAAAGAAATGACTTCGAATCAAATCTGTATATTTACAGAAGAGATATTATTCAACCATATGAAGAAAACATTTCTGATGGTATCTACCACATCTATCTTCTGAATGCTTCAAACGCAATCACCGAAGAATTTACAGACCACGAGTACGAACAAAATGTTGTTGATCTTTATCCACAGCAAGATAGAGACAATGTTGAGGATAATCCAAACGCCGCAAAATCATTTGCCAAGAGATTCCCACTCGGTGAGGTTAATACAAATGATCTAAGAAAGAGTATCACCAGAGAAACGGTTGATATTACAATTAAGAAGTTTGGCGTAACTCCAGAAGTTTCATCAGTTTCTCCAACATCCGTTGGTGTTGCGACAATTACAACTAAGTTGGACCACGGTTTCAATGGTATCGTTACATATGATTCTCTGACTGCTGGTAGTGGATTCGGTGATGGTTCTTACTTCAATGTAAGACTTTTCAATGAGAATACTTTTACAACCTGGAATGGTGCCACAGCACATATCGTAGTTTCTGGTGGTTCAATTTCATCCGTTGAAATTGCATCCTCTGGTTCTGGTTATCAGAATGGTGCAACACTATACTTTGAAGGTTTTGTTGGTGCATCAATCACCATAAATTCTGCTGGTATTTCTTCACCAGTTAATAATGCACTTCAGGTTACTGGTCTTGGAACAGTCACCGATGGACTATACAGAATTCATGCAATTCCTTCCAGAAATGAGATTGCGATTGCAAAAACTGCTGGTGATCCAGATATTTTTGAAAATCAAGTTGTATTTAATATTGGTCCTTCTGCATCGATTGGAACTCGTTTGTATGATGCAACCGCAGGAATCACAACAATCACAACCAACACGGCACATGGTCTAGTTGCTGGTAATAGATTCAGAGTTCTTGATAGTTCTGATAATAATATTGGTGATTTTATTGTTAAGGATTCCGTTGGTATTATGACCTTCACGGTTTCCAGTGAAGTTGGTTCTAGTGCAGATCGTATTCTGAAAGATGGTTTTAATGCCAATGACCTTTCATCAGATATTGATGGCGAAAATCTAGGTTCAAGAGGAATCACTTTCTATGATAATGAATCTGGTATTCTCGTCAATCAATTAACAACTGCATCATCTGGTGGTATTACTAATTTTGCAATCACGGCATACTCTGAGCAAGGAACCGTTGGTGTAGGAACTACCGCAAGATTCCCACTTGGTAGTTACATTAAGGTTAATAATGAGATTATGAGAGTCGCAAGTAGCACTCTCACTGGTTCTGGCTCTAATGAAATCTCTGCAATTCGTGCAACTCTTGGAACACAGAAACAGAATCATGCGCCAAATTCAGTCATTAAGAAGATTAGACCTCTTGCCGCAGAACTTCGTAGACCATCTATTCTCCGTGCTTCTGGACATACCTTCGAATATCTTGGTTATGGTCCTGGTAACTATTCAACCAGTTTACCACAGGTTCAGGTCAGAACACTAACCGAGAGAGAAGACTTCCTTGCACAGGCACAAGAAAAATCTGCTGGTCAGGTTGTTTATACTGGTATGAATAGCGATGGAGACTTCTTCATCGGTAATACCAAGTATTCTGCTTCTTCTGGTAAGCAACAAACATTTGATATTCCCATCCCAACCATTACTGGTCAGGACCCCTCAAGACTTTCTGTTGTATTTGATGAAGTTATCGTTAAGGAAAGAATCCTTGTTGAGGGTGGCAAATCAAACCAGATTCTATCCCAGTTCGATGGACCAGTTACATTCAATGAAAATGTTGTTATTAATGATGAACTAAAACTTACAGATAATCTTGTTACAACTGGTCTCATTCAACAAAAGAATGATACTCAGTCCGATTCATGTACCACTGGTGCAATTACCGTTGCTGGTGGTATGGGCATTCAGAAGAATGTCAATATTTGTGGTGACTTGAATGTTGCTGGTATTACCACATTCAACGGAACCGTCATTTTCAATACTTCTCTCACGGCAGACAGCACCGAGGGTGCAAAACTTGGTGAGCAAGGTCTTGAATGGGCAGAAGGATGGATTGGTGGTATCGGTATTGCAACCGAAGGTGTTGCTGGTGGAACCGAAGCAGCAGACAGAACCATTCGTGGTGTAACTGGTGATCTAATTCTTGGTGTAAGAAATGAAATTGATACCGCACAGGGTGCCGTTGGATATGGTACTGAAGTTAGGGTGGAAGATAACCTAAGAGTTAATCTTGATACTTATCTCGATCGTAATCTCTTGGTTGCTGGTATCGCAACATTCCAAGGTTTACTTGATGCTAATGCTGGTGCAACAATCGACAATATCCAAATTGGAATCACTAATGACAATGAGATTGACACGGCAACGGGTAATCTAACGATTGATTCTGCTGGTGGAACAACGACCATCGATGATAACTTAACAATTACTGGAATTTCCAACTTTAACTCAGTTACCACATTTGGTGACCTGATTATCGTAAATACTGGAATTGTTCCCGATATTGATGAAGGTGCCTTTATTGGTGTTTCGACATTACCATTCTCCGAAGCACACATCGGTGAAATTAGAATTGCCAATGGAACATCGGACAACACTATTGATACAGCAACTGGTCAACTTATTCTTGATTCCAGTGCAGGAACCGTAAGAGTTGCCGATATTCTTGATGTTGACAGTAATTTGAATGTTGATGGTACATCACAATTTGATGGTGCCGTTAATATGGACACCTCACTTGAGGTTGACAATGTAACCATTGATGGTAATACGGTTTCAACTAATACTGGTAATCTAGTTCTTGATTCCACTGGTGGATTGCTCGATATCAATGATAATGTTGATATCTCTGGAACACTAACCGTAGCGGGTGAAACAAACATCAATGATACTTTGAATGTTTCTGGTACATCAGAATTCTTTAAGGTTAGAGATGGTTCTAATGTTGATAAGTTTACGGTTGATACTGATAATGGTAATACCGTAATCAAGGGAACCCTGAGTGTAGAAGGCAATACAACAATTGGTAATGCCTCTGGTGATTCACATACATTTAATGGTTCTGTTGACTTCAATCACACTGTCAATATTGATGGAACGGTTAATCTGGAGAATACACTAACTTCAGAGCACATTGTTCCTGATGGGGATAGTACCTGGAATATCGGAACCGATTCCGTTAGATACGCAACCATTTTTGCGGATGTATTTAATGGTCAGGTAACTGGTTCCGATAAGATTAAAACAGTTTCAACATCCACTAATGCAAATCACTTTATTACCTTCGTAGATTCTAACAATTCTACGGCAACGAATGAAACTTTATTTACCGATGCTGGTATTTTCTACAATCCAAGTACAAATAACTTCTCCGTAACGGGTGATATTACGGCATTTGCTTCTGATGATAGATTGAAGACGAATAGAATTGGACTTGTTAATGCTCTCGAAAAGACTTTAACTCTGAATGGTTTTACATATAACTTCAATGAACTTGCTGGTGAACTTGGTTTCAATACCGAAATAGATTATGTTGGTGTTTCTGCACAAGAAGTTCAGAGTGTTCTACCCGAAGCGGTTCGCCCAGCACCTGTGGGTAGTGATTACATCACTGTTCAATATGAAAAACTTGTTCCACTTCTCATTGAAGCAATCAAGGAATTGAACGCTAAAATCGAGAATCTAGAGGAAAAGTTATCCGATAAATAACTAAAAAAGTATAAGAATGTCCAATTATAATAAGTCATTTAATTTTAGGAATGGCGTCCAGGTTGATACTGATGATCTGATTGTCAGAGGCAGCCTGGTTGGTATTGGAACGACAATTCCGCGAGCAGATTTAGATGTTCGCGGAACTGTTGATGTCACTGGTATCATTACTACCAGTGCTTTGTTCGTATCTGGAATCTCGACATTCACTGATGAGATTCATATTGGGGCAGGAATTACAATATCTCCACAGTTAGGAATTATCAGTGCAACCTTTAGAGGTGATGCATCTCAGTTAGATAATCTTCCCACTTCACAATGGGTTGATGTTGATCCTGGTCTTGGGTATACCAGTATCTACAATGTTGGTCCCGTTGGAGTGGGGACCACAAATCCATTACATACCTTCCAAGTTGGTGGTAGTCCAGATAATCCACTACATGCTGGTGTTGGTATTGATTCGACTCGCGGAAATATTAAAACAACAGGTATCGTAACCGCAGCATCATTTGTTGGTTCTGGTGCTGGCATTACTGCAATTAATGCTAGTAATATCAATGATGGAACTCTGAATAGTGCAAGATTCCCAGCAATTATTGATGGTCGTACCGAAGTAGGAACAGTAAATCTCGTTGCTAGTGGAGTTGGTACTGTTTCGACTATTAATGCAACCACGGGAACGGTTACAAATCTGAATGCAACGAATGTAAATGTAACTGGTATCACAACACTCGGAGTTACCACATTTACTGGTGGAGTTAACTTTGGTTCGGATCTTCTGTTTGGAGACAATATTGTTTTAAGAATTGGTGATGCCACCAATGGTGATTTAAGACTCTATCACAATGGTTCTGATAGTTATATTCAAGATAGTGGTGATGGCAATCTAATCTTACGTGGTGATGATGCCATTATTCTTGAGCAAACTGATGGTTCCGAAAAGTATGCTCAGTTTAATAAAGCGGGTTCGGTAGAACTTTACTATGATAATTCTAAAAAGTTCGAAACTCTTGGTTACGGTGCAACAGTAACAGGTGAACTTAAAGTTTCCAATAATGCAACAGTTCTTGGAGTCTCGACACTCACCAGTATTTCTGCTTCTGATGCAACAATTGGTGTTGCAACTGTTACCGAATTGTCCGTAACAGAATTTTCTGTCCAGAATGTTACAACCACTGGAGTATCAACCTTCTCCGCAGCAATTGATGCTAATGCTGGTGCAACCATTGATAATATCCAGATTGGTATTGCCAATGATAATGAAATTGATACTGTTTCTGGTGGCATTACAATCGATTCTAACAGTGGTCAAACCACTGTGGATGATAATCTATCGGTAACGGGTGTTGCCACCGTTACGGGCACCGTAACACTGACTGGTGGTGCAGAACCAGATACTGATTTAGGTTCTGCTCTTGGTTCAAACAGCAAGTATTTCTCTGCTGCCTATATCAATCAAATCAATGTTGGTGTTGCTGGAACTAATGAAATTTCAACCAGAGAAGGAACTCTGGTTTTGGATTCTGAGCAAGGAACTGTTGTTATTGATGACAATCTCAGTGTTACTGGAGTATCAACATTCGCTGATGTTCAGTTAGTAAATGAAATTGTTCCAGACACTGACCAAGGTTCTTCTGTTGGATCATCATCACTGAGATTTGCAGAATTGTATGTTGATAACATCAGAATTGGTGTTGGTTCAGACCAAGAAATTATTGCAAATACTGGTAATCTTGAACTTAAGGCACCAAGCGGAACAGTTAATATCACAAACTTCAATCCAGTTGGTGTTGTTACCTTCAATGGTGATATTCTTCCAGATGCAGATAAGACATTAGACCTTGGTTCTGCATCTGAAGCATATGCACAGGCACACGTTGATGAAATCAGAATCGGTAATTCTGCGAATACTATTGACACTAGAAGTGGAGATTTGATTCTTGATTCATTTACAAATAATGTAAATCTAGATTCAAATGTTCAGGTATCCAACCGTCTAAGTGCTCAGGAAGACTTATATGTTGGTGCTGGGGGAACTGGATTCTCGGTTCTTGGAACCGATCAAAATGTTGGTATCGGAACATCCATACCAACAAGTGCCGTTCAGGTTATCAAATATAGTGCTGCAGATGTTCAATTAGTTTCAACAAATGCAACTTCATCACTGACTCTATCGAGATCAATTGGTATTACTAATGATTCTGCATCCGTTTCATATAATGGAACAGACCTTGAAATCAACAACAAGGATGCTGGTGGCAACATTAGTGTTAATCTTGCAACTGGTACTGGTATTAATACTTCATCAGACTTCAAGGTCACACAGGGTGGAAATGATTTACTCGTTGTAAGTCATGAAGGATTTACTGGCATTAACAAGGCAGTACCAACCAAGGCACTAGACATTACTGGAGATTTGCTTGTATCTCAGGATGCAAAGGTTGTTGGTGTTCTTACCGTTGGAACTGGTGGAAATGAAGTTACTCTTGGAAGTGGACTTGTTTCTTTCGATGCAAATATAAACGGAAATGTCAACTCAACTGGAGTCAGTACATTTACGACAATTACTGCTCAAGATTTTGATACGGACGACATCAAAGTAACGGTTGGTGTCGCAACATTCATGGCAGGTGCAACGCTGGGAACAGATACAGCATCAGATTTAGACGTTTCTAATTTATTGCTTACTGTTGAGGGTTCGGCAGTTATTAAAAACAATCTCACAATCTATGAAGAATCTGGTTCTTCCATTGGTGTTGGAACAACTGCCATTCCTGGTGATGGTAGAACTGGATACGGAAATCTGAGACCTATTGACTATGGAAGATCATTTGTAAGAGGAAACATCGGTGTTCTTGGAGATACTTCTGGAACCGCAATCTTTGTTCCTGGTCTACATGATAAATCATCTGGAACCGTCAAATATATTGATACGAGAAGTATTGATGATCACACATACCAATTCAGTGTTGGTGTTAATACTCACATTCCTCGTTCTTGCATGGACTTGGGTGGTTCATCAAGTCCACTGATTCTACCATCAATTAATGCAACTGCACTTGGTAAACTTGTTAATACTCCAAGTGATGCAACAATTAATGATACATCACTTCCTGCTGGCAGCGGACAACAAGTTCTTGGTGCTCTGTATTATGACAGTGTTGATTCTTGTGCAAGACTTGGTATTTCTACCAATAACTCATCGAATAGTTTTGTAAGAATTGTCCATGTCAGCACAAGTGGTTCTATTGAAGCAATAGCATTCCCACAAGTTAATAATACACAACAAACAACCCTTGCCAATGATGCCAATATTCCTCTTGGTTCTGTTGTGTTCAATACAACTGCGGCAACATTAAGAGTCAAAACTAGTTCTGGAACCTTTACCGACCTTCACTAAGACTTGACACATCCTTAGATTGTGAGTAGAATACCTTTGTTGAGGTCAAAGAGACAGCTCTACCTACATTATGAAAATCTATCTACAAACCTGCCAGGAGTGGAAGGAACTCTATGATCTTGGCAGGAGACGTTTTGGATGTTTTGTTGGATACACGTCCCAGGATGATGTAGAACTTCGCTTTGCTAATAGGGATTACTCTCACTTCATTTCTCGTCCTCATGTTTATAAGGTATTTGATGTTCATCCTGAACTGACAGATCACTTTATTCATAGTGAGTTGGAGCAGGTAGGGTTCCAGAAATACAATAAAGTATCTGAACAGGGACGTTCTCCAGATTTCCTTGTTTCGGATTATGATGAACAGGAAGCACTTTCTATTATTGAAGGTGTTATTCATCGTATGAGTGAGTTCTTCTATCAATGTGAGAAAGATGGGACTCTAATTACTGCTAAGCAACGCAAGGAAGCACGGAATAAGTGTCAGGATTATCATCGTCAGGTTCGTCCTGCTTTGCTTAAATCATGGGCAGAAAACTTTGAAAATATCTCAAAAGATGCTAAACTACTTGTAACTGGTGATGCTCATGGTGGGTTTACTAGATATTTGGTAGATAATGGATACGAGAATATTACTGTTGATGAAGAAATCCTGAGTCTTGCCCCTGTATATAAAGAAAAGATTACTGTAGATATGAGTCCCACTGGAAAATTTGATGCTATTCTTACCAATCCTCCCTATAATGTTGGTAACAATCCTAACTATTACCTTAAGCATGTAAAGAAGCAGAAGGAATTGTTGAAGGATGGTGGGCACTATCTTGTAATTATTCCCAATCGTTTTCTTGCTCCGTTCTCTCAGGCAGCAAAAACTCTTCGTGGATGGTTACGTTTCCATAAAGTGTATCCGAGTTTGAACCACTTCTTCCCTGGTGTTGCTACATCTATTGGTGGATTTTATGCCACTAAGGAAGAGATGGAAGAGTTCAATGAGTGTGATTTTGAATACCTAAAAGAGGGTATTACCATTCGCCAATCTCTAGAAACTCCTACTGCTATTGTTGACCCCTCTCTTATTCGAACTGAGATCATCAGTAAAGTCCTCAACTCAGATTTTGGTAAATTGATTGAGTCTAATGGTGAGAATTTCCTTTATATCGATAGTGTATGGGAAAGGTATCGTGAGTCGACTCCAAAGGGTGGTGAGAAAACTCTTATCTGTCGTGTGAATGAAACTAACATTCATGGTACTAAGTGGGTGATGGATAATGTAAAGCAGGCAGAAGATAATGCTTGGTTCCTTTCTCGCTCTCGCCTTGGTCGTTTTGTTATGTATTGCTTTGCCAATGCTGCTCAGGTTAATCTAGGTTTGATCCGTCACATGCCCAGGTTGGATAGTATTGAACAAACCAACGAATACGTGTATAATCTCTTTAATATCACTGAAGAAGAAGTACAACATATTGAAACTTATATGAAATGAGTAAAAACAAACACAATTCTAATCTTGGATCGGAGATTGAAAGATCTGATGATAGAATCAATGAAACGGGAGAAGTTTTTACTCCAGTAGAATTGGTTCAATATATCCTGGAACAGTTCCCCAAAGAGATGCTTCAGGATCCTAATTCTACTTTCTTGGATAACTCTGCTGGTAACGGCAATTTGTTACTGGCTCTGAAAGAAGTTCTTCTGGAGTATCACTCGGAAGAACATATTGTGAATAATATGCTCTATGCTGTAGAGTTCATGGAAGATAATCATAAAGAGTTGTGTCAAAGGATCGGTGTTTCGGCAGATCATCCACACTATGTTAATGCTGATGCGTTAGAATATCACTATCAATTCAACGGAGCACCAGTACAGATGACGCTGGACCAATTCTTCTAGTGGCACAGAGGGTTCCTTCGGGAATCCCTTTCTGCTATAATAGTCCCATACGCGATGAGGAAGTGATGCAACTCCGCCCCCACCAGCAAGATGCTCTGACCGCTATGCTGGCGCACGACAAAGGGCAGGTCATCATCCCCACGGGTGGTGGCAAGACCATGTGTATGATTAAAGATTCTCTTGAGTATCTGGATGCCTGTGATCGTGGTATCGTGGTTGTGGTTGCTCCCCGTATTCTGCTTGCCGAGCAACTCTCTGCCGAGTTCCTTGAGTTTCACACTGATGTTGCCGTGATGCACGTTCACAGCGGTGAGACTCATCACTTCAGCAGCACTCGCCCCGCTGTGATTCGTCACTGGAGTGAGCAAGCATATCGTAAGCAACTAATCTTTACCACCTATCATTCTCTTCCCCGTCTCATGGAGGCAGAGATTGATGTTGATTGCATTTACTTTGATGAAGCGCACAATTCAGTCCAACGTAACTTTTTCCCTGCTACGGAGCACTTCTCTTCTACTGCTACTCGCTGCTATTTCTTCACTGCTACTCCTAAGCACTCTGTTACTGTTTCCAAACCTGGGATGAATGACCCTGAGGTTTATGGCAACGTAATCTGCAACGTTCCTGCTCCCAAACTGGTGGAGGAAGGTTACATCCTGCCGCCCAAGGTTGTTGTCAAGCAACTGGACATGGTTCAGGACAAGCAGATGATTGCCGACCGTGATTCTCAGAACCTGCTGGACACCATCGATGAGAATTCCTTGGATAAGATTCTCATCTGTGCTCGTTCTACCAAGCAGATTGTCAAACTGCTGAGCGAATCTGACTTCCGTAAGGAACTGGCGGAGCGTGGTTATTCCTGCATGTATATCACCAGCAAGACTGGTGCCATTATTGATGGGCAGAAGGTCAACCGTGAGGTATTCTTTGACACTCTGAATGCCTGGGGTAAGGATTCCTCTAAGAAGTTCGTGGTTCTCCATCACAGCATCCTGTCTGAAGGCATCAACGTCAGCGGTCTTGAGGCAGTGCTGTTCATGCGGAACATGGACTATATCGGTATCTCTCAGAGCATCGGGCGTGTCATCCGCCTAGGAGGCGCTGCAAAGACGTTCGGACTGGTGTGCGTGCCCGTTTACGATAAGGTAGGCATCAGCACCGCCAAGAGCGTTCAGGCGGTGGTAGACACCGTTTTCAATCAGGGTTTGCCTGCCGTTTCAGTGGTCCGCCGCTGATACTGGCACACTCGCCACAATTCCCTCCCATTTCTCCAGTATAATTACTAGGTAATCAAAGAAAACCACCATGATCTGCGAAGTGAAACTCTACGTTGCTGGTAAAGTTTTTGTTGAAAAGGTTCATGCCCGTGACTATCAGGATGCTCGTCAAGTTGCCCTTGCTCGTAATCCTAACGCTAAGGTTGTGAGTGTGACTGCTGTTTTTTGATGGGTAAGTTTCTCAAACCCCACATCGATCGACCTGGTATTCTTGAACCCACACCAGGAGATCCGCAAGGTTTCGTTACAAACGATGGAATGTGGGCAGCAATTCCCTTTGCTGGCAAGAAAAAAGGGTTTGCAATTATACATAATGGCAAACACGTAGGAGAGTTTAAGACTTACAAACAATCTGTTGACTTTATCAAGAAACAGATTAAAATCCAGAAAAAGCAAACGTCAACTCTTGAGGAGTTCCTATGACTGATAAACACGAAAAGCGCCGTGATGCACTTGGTCTGTTTTATGAAAGTGTTCTCAAACCAGATTCAGAATTGCGGCAATGTGCTCACAATCAGCAGTGTTTTCATGAGTTGATGGAATGGCGAGAAGAAATCATTAGGTATTTGGATGAGCGTAGGAACCAGGAGTTTCACTGATGGACTCCCACTACATAATATTCTCACTGTTCGCAGTGGCAGCGTATTTCATCGTAACTGATGAGAGCGTTGCCGCTGCGTTTTTTTATGTCACAAAGTTAGTAAAAGCATACACACAACGCCAGTGGTGGTGGTTTTTACACAATCCACGCAATCCTGTGGTAAAATATCTCATATACCGTCGTTCTCTTAAACTGGCAGAAGAGATGATGGCAAAAATAAATACAGATAAAGAGAAAGAATAGTATGCTTTCTACACAATACAGACTTAGACTTGAGTTCATTTGTAAGTGTATTGCGAATGGAGAAGAAGTCAAACTTGAGGATATGATCTGGGCAGAAAAACTTGGTAAAGCAAATACCACTGCCAGAGAAATGCTCAAGAAAGCAAGAGGACGTGCTGCCAATCCTGATATGGTAGAAGGTAGTATGGACGATTTTATGAATAAGATGGGATTGGGTGACCCTGACCCATCAAATCATCGCACTGGTTTTGGTAGTGCTGATGAGATTGTAGACTGGTTTAATGAAGACCGCCCTGACGATTGGAGGCAACGTGACTGAGGTTGATTATCAAGTTATTGATAAAGATGGAAAAGTCCATAACTATATCTGGGATGACAAACAGAGTAAAATGGTAGAAGGTAAAAGGGAAAAGAGTGTTCCCTGGTGGAGACTTCATCAAATTGCGAAAGAATTGGGTGGTGAAATAAACAGTTATATCATTCAAGATAGTCGTGGTAATGTCACCAGAAAAATCTCAATCGAATACAAGGAGGAAGAATGACCGCAGTAATCTATTCTAACGGAAGTCAAGAATGTGAGAGAATGACATCTCTCTTGAAGACCCTTGGTGGTGAGTTCCTTGAATATAAACTAGGTGAACATTTCACTCAAAGGGGATTTGAAGCAGAGTTTGGTAAAGATGCCGAATACCCGCAAATCAACATTGGGTTTAGGCACATTGGTAGTATGAAAGAAACTCTCAACTTTATGAAAGAGCAGGGAATGTTTGTATGACTTACGATGAGTTTGTTAGTAAGAACCCAGAATACTACATGGATATGGTGCGTCTTATTGATATCAAACTCAAACATCGTATGGAGTTGACTGAGGAAGAGAAAGAAATAAATGGTTACATTGTAGAAGTTCAGGAAAGAAATAAGATAAATGAATTAAGAAACAAATTCCAAAAGTGTTGGGAGATAGATGAATGAACCCAATAATCCTAATCGGTTGCTTCACACCATTGGCGTTGATTTGGATTATTATGAAATTAAGTGTGTGGATTGCTGCTGTCAACGAAGAGCAAACTTATGTCAGAGAAGAATCACTCAAACCACACGGACCCTATGTGGCAGATGCATATGCAGACGTTGATGAAGAGGAAGAGGAATATGGAAGTAAAACAGATTATAGATGATGCCCTGTTTGAGTGGTATTCTGAACGTGGTTTAGAAGTTCCACAATGGCAGATGCAGCGGAATCCAGAGTGGTGGATAAGTTATCTTAATGATTTGGGTATTGACCCACAGAACCCATAGTGCTATAATACCTGCATAGAAACACCTTATTATGGACTACCGACCCTATTCACCAGAGTGGCACAGGAAACGCTACCTGAAAGAAGCGTTGGATAAGTATTTTGATGATTATGTCGATACGGATGTGATTCGTGCTGACATTCTGGATATTCTTTCGGAGCGTTCTGAACAAGCATATGCAGAATTTACCCGTATCAATAAACTTGAACAGTCGTTTCAATGACACAACTTATTTCTCCTGACGATCCTCAATACTTTGAGCAATCATCGTATGAGTCTTATGATCGACATAACTACAAGATTGTATCAAAAACTGGTGAGAGTGTTGTAGTTGACAACTGGGAAACTGCACAACTAACTTGGTTTCAAAAAAACGGATTTCTATCACATATTGAAGTGTTAGATAAAAAGGAAGTAAAAGGATTCAAATGATTAGTAATGCCACCAAGGAAGAAAACTACTACAACTCCGAAAGCGAAGGCAAAGACATCAAAGACGCCTACATCGAAGCAACCTGCGAAGAAACCTTCGGTAAAGAAAACTGCCACGAAGAAACCTACGACGAAAACTTCTGGCAAGACTACCACAACAACACCGCCGAAAAGAAAAACAACAAGCACTCAGATAAAAGTAAAGCAATCAGCAGACGTCTCAAAGAAATCTACAAAGAACGCAACAAAATCTACGACCAGGAAGAAACCTGAACCCAAACCCACATTCAAACGCAAAGAACTAACTCCTGAGCAAATGTTCCCTTACGAAACGTTCACCTATCGCCTAGAGTATCAAGATGGAACAGAACATCGAGTCTGCCACTTCCAATGTGAAGAGCACAGAACAAAACACATTGAGCGATACAAACTCAAAAAAGGAACATACTATATTGACACCCCCAGTTCCTAATGTGATTATGTTGGGGTTGTTTTTTCTGGCAACTATTGGTATAATCATATTTGGATACATACACGGTGATATGCATTTTGCCAAAGTATTGGAGACCCTAAAAAATGACTAAAAAAACTTTTACAGGAAAAGGTGGAGAAACTTGGGAGTGGGAAGAAACTCCTGAGACCATTGAAGCACTCAAACAACTCCACAAAACTGTGGTCAATAATAGAGTCAATCGTCCCCACGATTACCAAGGTCCTCTCTATGCACCACATCCTGATATTAAAAAACTTGAAGAGGATGCTGCACCAGATTATGGAGTTGGTAAATGAAAGAACAACCAATAACAGTAGAAGACTACGAAAAGTACGGTAAAGAGTTCTTTGATAAGTATTTTTACATTGCAAAAGAACTTGGTGAAGGTGCAAAAGCAGAAGATATCCTAAAAATTATGGAGTCTCTTGCTATGGTTGTACTAAAAAAACGCTCCGAAGAGAGTGGTAAAATCGGACCCTTTGGTTTTATTAGAGAAAACAATGACGGAACAGAACAATCAGCAACAAACACCGAAGGAACACCCTGAAATTGCAGAACACGAATGGATTGATAATTGTTTTCGTGTTTATGAAACACAATATGGTTTGTGGCATAGTGCAATGAAAGATGGTCGTGAATTGATTACTGCATTGACAAAAGATGTTTGTATTCAAATGACCAGATTTTACTTGAAAGGTGAGCAAGAAGGATGGTCTTCTGATACCAGTCGTGTTGTGAATGATGGAGTAGTTGGTGGTAAGTTATGATTCGTGCTGTTCGCATATGGTTATGGGGTATTGTTGCAGAACTAGAGTATATTCTCTATCCATGGAAATCCTCTACTCCACCAGACTGGGTGAGACCCGAGCATAAAATAGAACCAGATTATGAACAGAATCTAAACTACGACTGGTTGAAGTCACATGATGATAAAATTGCTAAACTTCAAACAGAAATGATCTGGGTCATACAAGAAATTCACAAACTCAATGTGGAGTTAAAAACTCATGACTAAATCAAATCCTTATTGGTTTTTTCAGAAGTGGGGAGTAGAACCCGAAGAATCTATCATGGAAAAACTTGAACAACTTGAAGAACGTATTAAACTTCTTGAAGATGCAAATGTCGAACAAACTAACTCTCTTTATGAGTGTTGGAATTCTTTAGATGCTCGAATAGATATTTTGATCGAAAAAATTAGGAGTATTGGTGATGTATGAAGAACTCGATTGCTTCGAAACAGCATTAAAACACTTTGGCACAAGAGTTGATGTAATTATTGCTATGGAAATGGCAAAAAAACTTTCATCAGAGGAAGCATATCAACGTATCAAAGAAGAACTCAAAGAAGTTAAAAAGTGTCGTAAACAATTTAAGAAAGATGGATGCTGATACTCTTAAAATAACACAAAATGAGGACGGGTCATTCACAATGGACTGGGACCCACAAGACCCAAGATGGTCCTGGATGAACCAGTTGACACAGAAGGAAATTCAGAGTATCATGGAGCAAGCAATCAAGGATTACCTCGATGACTTCTGAGTATTTGAGTTCTGATTTTTCCTACAAGAAGTATTCTCTTGAACAACTTGATAACTGGGTGAATGATGCTCTAAACTGTGAGGATCTTACACCACAAGACATCTATGACACCATTGTAAAGTGCGTGGATGAGAGTGTAGAGTGTCACAAGAAGTATCTCACTAAGAGTGTAGAACTTCTTTCCCTTCTCAAGGGTCATCGTGAAGTTGACTTTGGTGTTGGAAACGATGAACCGTGGGAATATGATGCAGCAGGTGGAAAGTTTCCTAGACCAACTAAAAAAGACTGGGTTGATTTCTGGGAGGAAACATATTATCCAGAAGAGCATAGTAAAGAACAAGTTCGTGAGTTTGAAGCAAAAGAAAGAGATTACGAAGCACTCCGTGCCAAACTTGATGCAGGACACGAAAAGTCAAAGTATTACTTTGAGTATGATAGGAATGATTTGAATCGAGAAAATCCTTTTAAAGATAAAGAACTAGAAGAAATCCGCAAAGAAGGCGGTTTTGAGTGGACTCCTGGAACCTAATGTATACTATTAAACTTCTTGCACCTCTTGCCGCATCTTTGTGCATGGGAAACTTTATTGAAAAGCAGGGTGAACTCTGCAATGTTAGACAAACACCTACACCTGTGATAAAATACTATGAATCTGGTAAATCCTGCTATGTAAACGGGATATTCTACCGTAATTGTGAGGAAGTAAATGGCACTATCTAAATCTGTTGAAGAATCTCTGAAAGAAGCAGAACAATCGCTTCGTAATGCACTTGCATTTGCAGCACGTCAAGAACGTCCAATGGTTTGTAGTGTCATTGCTGATATGATTCAAAAAATTGACACTGTAATCCACACTGATGCACTTTTGGACAAACTTGAAAACCGTGAACCTGGAAGCAGTGGATTCTTTGGAAACTTTACTGAGGAATAAGAACTGTAACTCAATTCTAAAAAAATAATTAAGTATCCTAGATATTACGTTAGCAGATGCTAACATTGGGACATATCAAAAGAGACCAATGACTCTTCCATCACAAGGCAAAAAACTCACACAAAATGAGATTGAAAGCATCACTATTGCAGTGAATGATGTTGGTATCCGTGCTATCCATCCAGAAAAAATGGAAGCATTTGCCGAATATCTTGTGGCAAAAATGAAAGAGCAAAATAAATAAGTATTATCACGTTACAAAACAATGGAAAGTATCGAAAAGCATATTGAAAAGGATAAAGAAATCCTTCAAGACCCAACAACCTCCCCACAACAACGTCGTCACATCGAAGGTGAATTAGAAGAACTGGAAGCATACGCAGAAAATCACAAAAAAGAGATTGCAGCAGGTGACCATCACGATCCCTCTCCACTTGAACTCTATTGTGATGCCAATCCTGAAGCACCAGAGTGTTTAGTTTACGATGATTGAACCAGTTTGATAAGTGGCACACGGGGCGGCAACGCCCCTTTTTTATGCTCTATAATACCTAAGTAATCGAGAGAAGACAATGTCCAGAGACACCACCACTGGAACCAACTATGAAACTGAGGTTGAAAATCTTCTAGAAAGTTATAGTGACCATTCTGTTAGATCTCAGGTAATGGTTGGTAAAAAACGTAATGGTGGTAAACACTATGTTGATATACTTTTGAATGATAATGAGTTGATTAGTTTGAAGTATCAGCGAGTTCAGGGTACTGCAGAAGAGAAGATTCCGTTTGAGTTTATGAAACTCCAACATGCTATTGATGACCATGGATATAAATCTGCAACCATTGTTCTAGCAGGACCAGATAAAGCATGGAAATGGAAAGACTACTATCTTTCTGAAGAGTTTCGTGCTAAAATGTCCAGTATCTACCCTGACGTTCGTATCATCACCCACGAACAGTTTGTTTCGGAGTATCTTTGATGACCTCAACTGCACTAAAAGCACTGACTGCTACTACTGGCAATCGTACTGATTGTTGGAATACTCCAGTGGAATTTGTTGGGGATGTTGTTAAGTTTTTTGGTGGAGAGATTGATACTGACCCGTGTTGTAATGATGTTGATAATCCTAATGTACCCGCAAAGACACTCTATACCGAAGAGACAAATGGTTTAGCACATCCATGGATGGGTAAGGTTTTTATGAATCACCCATATTCTAATAGTAAAGAGTGGGTGCCCTATGCTGCACACCAATACGAATGTGGAAATGCCGAAGAAATGGTTCTTCTAATCAAATTGGACGTTTCTACAAAATGGTGGAACTCTGTGGCAAAATATCCTTGGATTGCCGTCAACAAACGTCTAAAGTTCGGTTCTGGTAAAGGTGCGGCACCATTTCAATCTGCCATTGTATATCTTGGTAAGGATATTGAGCGATTCAAGAGTGTATTTGGTAAGTACGGGCAACTCTATGCACCAGTTTGAGAACTGGACCACGGGGCGGAAACGCCCCTTTTTCATGCCCTATAATAACTAGGTAATCGACAGACGCCCCAATGGCAACTCGTGCTCGCATCGGTCTTGAACTCTCTGATGGTTCTGTGCTCTCCGTTTATCACCACTATGATGGTTATCCTGAGTGGTTGGGTCGCATCCTGAAGACTCATTACAACGGAAAGTCTCCTGCTTCCGAACTGATTGACGGTGGTGATATGTCCTGCTGCTGGACTGATGACCGCTGGGATGACACTGGTGTGGTGGGAGTTTATGGTCCTCAATACTACTCTCAGCGTGGAGAAAATACTCCTCCTCGCCTTGATAATAACCTTGGAGAATATCTACTCAAAGGTATTGGTGAGGAGTATCATTACATCTTCCGCGATGGTGAATGGGTGTGCTATAATATGCACGAATTTGATAACAAACAACCCGAAGTTGCTGAAATCCCCACTGGAGCACTTGCAGTTTAATCCAGTTGAACAAGTGGCACAGGGCACCGTGACAGGTGCCTAGGATGCCCTATAATACTTTCATACGCAAGCAACCGATGACTTCCACCTTCGCTGACTACTGCGCCACTCAAGACGCCAGGAACACCATCCAACTGAATGTTCGTAAGTGGACTCTGATGCTGTGTGATGCCCTTGTGGATAACTTCAAGTCCCGTAATCACGGCAAAGTCGGTGGTTACGATGCTCCTGTGTATAAGTTCTATCCTGAAGAAGGACGTAAGTATTTCAAAATCATTATGGAGATTCCTAATGAGAACCGTGATCCTTCCCGTAGTGTTCACGCTTTCGTAGATAAGAAGACTGGTGAAGTGTATAAGTCTGCTTCCTGGAAGTCTCCTGCCAAAGGTGTTCGTTATGACCTGCGACTGATTGAGCAGCGTGAATGGTTGCTGGAAAATGCAGATTGGGCAGGAGGTTACTTGTATGCCAAGTAAGGAACAACTAATCGACGCACTCTACAATGAGTATGTGTTTCTCTGCCATGATGATTTCGACCCCGATGAAGATGCAACGCCCGAAGAATACCTGGAGATGCTGAAAGAAATGAGTTATGATGAACTGATGGAAGAAACAGCAACGGATGATATCTTCAGTATGGATGAGTTTATGAGTGCTTGGGGATGACTGCGACACATAAACTTATCTTCATTTCAAGTTTTGTTTGGTTTCTTCACTGGGGTTCATGTCTTACATCATTGCTTCTGGATACGGTTATTCTAAAATCCTATGTGAGAGTGTTGCCTCTTGGTTTGTAAATGAGTTCTTTCCACGACACAAACTTACAATTGATATTGTGCATCGTGGTCTGAAACGTGAAGGAGTTCATGGGTATTGTGATGTTGTGGGTGATACTCAACGCCCACGACATTTTCTTATAGAACTTGACACTTACATGGACAAGGAGTTGTATGTAAAAACTCTTTTTCATGAACTGACCCACATGGCACAGTGGATACGTGGTTCGCTGCGGCACCGTTATGGAAAATTGTGTTATTGTAAAACACCAGTGGAAAATTGGGAGTATTGGTATCAACCACATGAAATTGAGGCACGGGAAGAGGAAGAAAGGTTATATGAATGGTACTTAATTGACAAACAGGGTGTGCCAGCTGGAGAGGTGGCACCCTTCTTCCCGAATCGCCTGAGGCAGGCAGTATAATTACAAGGTAATCGAGAGACACCCATGCAACTCCTGAACGCCGCCAAGCAAATTGATTACTATCCCGTTTCCAGTGGCAAGCGTTTTGTTCGCCGTGTGACCTGGCATCCTGGATGTGAGCGGACTCAGATGGTTACCTTTGCCACCATCACCAAATCCGATATGGTTTATGATGTGAATCAGTACATTGCAAACGGTGCCACGGTGACTGACTTCAACCTGGAAGCATATGCTGGTTCTGATTATTCTCCGATGGCGTGCTGATTCTGCAAATCTCACATTAAATCTCCCGTTTTTCTCACAATGCACTTCCAACATTCCAAAGAAACTGCTGTTCCTACTATGTCCTCCGCACAATTTTCTGGCGTGTTCCTGACTGTTGAAAATCACGGTTGCATTTATACTATTTGCACCGAGGGTGAATTGTTCTATGCTCCAATGTATCAGAACGGAACTGTGAACTTCGAAGAGTTTGATATGGTAGATTTCTGGGAATCCGATGTTGATGCAGAAGAACTGGAGGAGATTCAGGCAGCACTGATTGATATGATGCAGCGTGCTGGACTGTACTTTAAGCAACCCATGACAGTGTGAGAAGTGGCACAGGGCACCTGGAAACGCTCTCTGGGTGCTCTATAATAAGGACATCAACGGGGGGGAAACCCAGACTGCCATGTTCACTAAGGAAGACCATGAGTTTATTGACTTTCTGTTCGGTAAACTCACCTGTCTCACTGATACTGAGATGATTGATTTGCAGGATGATGATACCTGCTGTGACCACATTCTTTTCACTCAACTGGAACTTTTTTAATGATGCCGCTCTCCCCTAAAACAGTCAGTAAGATTGCTGATGCACTCAAACCAGAAGTGATTGAGTACATTTATATGAGTGAAAAGTTTACAGAGTGTATGCAGCAGTTGGTTATGGATGCCATCGATGATAAGATGGGAAAAATGGACGATGATTTGATGTTTGACCTTGGTATGCTATTATTTGAGAGGATTGAATTCAAATGACTGATTTTGAACAAAGTATCATTGAACTCTCAAAACGCAAAATGAACTTACTGAAAGAGGTTCAGCAAATCAATCTACAAATTATGTTTTTAAGACAACAAGAGGAAAATGACAGAAACAGAAATCACGCTGAATGTTCATGAGATTGGAGTACTGCTCTCCGCACTTCAATTAGTTGATGGAAGAGACGAACACCTAATTGCCCGTGAATATGGAAGTGTTCCAACATTGTATAGCAAACTTTATACAATTTGGGAGCAAATGGACCAGACCGAAACCAAACTCAAGTATGAACCAATCATTGAACCTTCCTTCTGAAAACATTTCCTGGATTATGAACACTTCTTATGCGGTGACACCAGCAACAAATCCAGTTCTTTGGTATCAGTGGTATGAAATTGTAAAGGAGGACGCACCCGAATGTTTGGACACTTTCATTGAAAATACCGCATCCAAGATGGAAATTACCGTCGATTACTTGATGGATGAGTTTTTGAATGACTGAGGAAGCAAAATTGGTTATTGCACTTCAACAGGTGAACAACCTTGTTTCTCTATTGAAGGGCAACCAGTATGAGAACTTTATCTGTGGTAAGTTAATCAGTCTTCAAATTGAACTACAGAGACAATTATCTCTCTTGACAAAGACTAACTATTACAATACAATTAAAGAGTAATTTGTACAAAACAATGGCAGAAAAGTTCTTTTACATCGTTGAGCACTTCGTTCCATTTCCACAATCAGAATACGGTGGACTATGGAATGTAATTGCCGAGAGCGATAATGAGTGTTTTGACCTTATCACGGCACAAGACCAAGAATTTAATGTTCAGTTCTATCCAGAATTGAGGCACAACATTCAGAATGCCCGTGTTTATGCACTTGCAGACGAAGTTCAATCTGGTATTGTTGAGGAGTTTACTACTTGAATCATGGAAAAATTATATAAAGTTATGGAACTCACCACTCAAGGTTGGGCAGTTCCAGATACAAATTTTACTAAATTAACCAAAGAGCAGGCAAAACAAAGGATTGATTATCTTTTGAATGAAGGTATTAGTCCCGATAGGATTAAAGCATTTGTCGACAATGACTGAACTGCCTCATGATTTCCCACACACTGCGCCGAAGAATTACCGCTATGAGGTTGTTCAATCAAAAAGTAACCTTATATCAATTTGGACTGTTTATCAGCCTGGGTTTACTTACAATGGTCACGATGAATCTCATTGTATCTGGGGATTCTACAACACCAAGAAAAGAACCTACTACGCTCCAATCAATTCAACGAAAGTAGGGAAAGAGGTTGATGTTAATTCAACCACTCCCTATACTGCAATGCCACTCAATCTTAATCCTCTAATGCAATGTCTTATGTCCCAAAATTAAATGATTATGTAAAGTGGAAAAATGACTATACCAATCTTGAGGGATGGGTATACTTTGTAAATAAAGAATATATCACGATTGAGATTGGTGTCAGAGATAAATGTGATGAAAACATTCGTGACTGTCCCATTCATAAAAAAACACACTGCCTGGTTGTATGTTATCCACAGTACTGGCACGAATTGGAGTATGTGAAGTGTAGAGACCCAGAAGAACAATATAAATCACAACAATATCGCTATAGTGATCCACAATGAGTAGATATAAAACACCATTATTTCCAATCACAATCTTTCATGGACGTGTGGACAATAACAGGGCAATCAAAGAACTGGTATTTCCACTAATTGAAAAGCACAAGAATACGAATCCTCCAGAGGGTTGGTTGACTAATAAACTCATTACTTCGTTTGGTGATGACCAGATAAATAATGAGTTTTTGGGTGATGGTGAAATTGGAACGGAATTGAAGAATCAATATGTTGCCGCAATGGGAACATTTTTCAATAATTCTTTCGGATGTGATATCACGGACATGTGGTATAATACCTATGTGAATGGTGAATATCAAGAAGCACATACACACTTCGGTAACTATAAGAGACCCAATCACTATGCCTGTGTTCATTTTTTGAATTTCAATCATGAGATTCATGAACCACTAACATTTTTGGATCCGATGCGTCACATGAGAGCAACATCTCATGAATTCACTGGTTTTTCTGGATACAGTGATAATTACAAGGTGAATGCAAGAGAGGGTGATTTAATCATGTTCCCAGTCTATTTGGAACACGAAGTCCGTAGTGCTCCACCGACACCAGACTATCCGAGAATCACCATTTCATTTAACATTAGAATCACCGAGTTCGGAGAAGAGGTAAAGGAGAATGAATCAGACTGATCCAATCAGAGTATCCGATGGTTATTTTACTCAGAGACAACACAAATTCATATTGAAATACTGTGAAGAGTGTTCGTACAGATATGGTGAGGTTGATAGTAGTAGTACTCCTCCGACTGGTCTGATTCATGAAATACCAACGACGGAAGAAATTTATCCATTGATTGAAAGAAGAATTGAGAAGTCAATGGGTCCAGACGTCAATAAGTACGAACTCTATCGGATGTACGTGAATTGTTTCGCACCTTCCGAAAATCCTTATTTTCATGTGGACGGTGAAGAGGGTGATTTAACATTTCTGTACTATCCCAATATGAACTGGGAACCGAATGATGGTGGAGAGACACAGATTTATATTGGTGACCGAATTCATGGTATTCCACCAATACCGAATCGAATGATACTATTCGATGCCTCACTACTACACCGTGCCACGACATTCCGTAATTCCCATCGTTTCACGATTGCAGTCAAGTACACATTGGTGAATAAATAAAAAAAAGTGTATCATATAAATGGCAGTCAATAGTACACAATCAAGTAATACGACTCTGAAGTTTGCATCTGGAGAAATCAAACTATCAGAGATCAAGAACTTTTTTGGTGGAAACAATAATGGTGTTAGTTTCTCAAAATACTATCGAAAAACATCGACCAGTATTGCAACGAACGATTTCCACAAAGAATCAACTGGGCACTTTGTTCCAGACGCAACGGAGAATGCAACGGTTGCCACTTCTGGTACAATTTCATTCAGTGATTTCAGAGGAGACGGAGACAATGGTGTTCTGAAGAAATATATTATCGAACAGAGTGGTACGAATAGTAATCTGGATTTGGATACGTCCAGTTTCTGGAATTCTAATTTAAATAAGAATGTTCCGAAGGTGGCAAACCTGAACGGAAGAATGAAGAGTGGTAGTGCTCCATCGACCAGTGATGGTTCTGGATATAATCATGAGACTGGAGCGGCAGTAAGTTTCAATGCCGAGGCATATAATCTTGATATTGATGTGAACAGTGGTGTGAATAATCAGAGTGATCCTGGCAATACAAGTAATGCACGTGGTATTTTCGGACAGGGTGGAGAAGGAGGAAATGTGAATTCACCCGATGGTAGTGCTGGTGGTACGGCACTCTATGTCGAACAGAATTCGAATTTATCGAACAATAGTGCCATCATTCGTGTGAATGCATCGAACGGAAGAATCTATGCTGGTGGTGGTGGAGGAGTCGGAGGAAGAGCAGGAAGTGCTGGTTCGACTGCATCCTGTAGATTCTTCACAATTTCTGGTGGAAATACGGTGACCAATAGTGGATTCACGATTCGTGGAGAGAATTCCTGTTACAATTCTGCCAATAGTCACTGTGCATCATCCGTAACGGTTGGTGGTGTTGCTGGTAGTCCTTCTGGTATGGCGGGTGGAGGATGGAGAGGATCGTCATGTAATGGAAGTGGTGGACGTTCACGTTGTCGTGGAGGTGGACGATTCAGAGGTGATGCTGGAAACATGGGTTGTTATAGTACGATTACCAAGATTTGTCGTTATCAACACGTGTTCAGTGGAAATACTGGAAATGGAGGAACTGGAGGAGACGGAGGACGCGGAAAGGGTTCGAATAATTTGAATACCGATGTCGGAGTGAATAATGCGAACAATGGCAATTGTCCGAACTGTAATTCAATTAGTGGACAGTCGGTTGAGCACTATGCCGGAAATACATGTGGAAATGATGGTACGAACGGAACGGCGGGTGCCGACTACGGTGCCTCTGCCGCTGGAAGTAATAATCGTTCGGCATATGCTGGTGGTGCTGGACATGCCGTATATTCGAATAGTAAGTCACAGGTATTCCTGACGAATTCGAGTAATAATAAGGGACTGATTAATAATGTTTCCACTTGACGATGTATAAATTATTATGATAGAATGAATTGAAAAAATCATGAATGAGGAAGACCTGGCACGATTCACGTATGAATTCATACTTGAGTACATGAAATTCGATACACCGTCCTGGACACTGTTCGGGGAGGAACAAAGGAGAAAAAAGATTTGTGAGGAATGTGATTACTTCAAACCAATTCGAAGGCAGTGTAAGGACTGTGGATGTCCGATTGATTCCAAGGTCAGTGAACCAATGGAAGAATGTCCACAGGGAAAATGGGCACAACACTATGAAAGTTTCAGGGTGACGAGTTATGAAAGAATCAGAGAAAAACTTAGAGAAAACGGAATCACCCCGGGGTAGGTACGAAGACTTCATCGGAGTCTATGATGGTGCCCTGGAACCAGAACTGTGTCGGGACATTATTGATACGTTCGATCACTATCACCGAACGAATGCCGTATTCTGTGAGAATCAACAATTCGAGAATACGATTGCTGGTCGATTCGACTGGGCAATTGATTTATCACACATGTCTGGTACGATGGAGGGAATGGTCGAACGTGATGTGAATGAGGTGCTACATGATTGTTTGTCCGAGTACGTTCATACTCATGGACATCTGAAGAATTCGGTATTTTATAGTACGACACAGAAGGTACAGAAGACTCCCGCCGGTGGTGGTTATCACGTCTGGCACGATGAGAATACTTCTCTTGAACACTGTACCAGAAAGATTGTATGGATGATATATTTGAATGATGATTTCGAGGGAGGAGAGACGGAGTTTTTATATTATCACAAAAGGATACAACCAAAGGCGGGAACATTATTATTATGGCCAGCGGGACTGACACATGCACATCGAGGAGGACTTGTATTAAGGGGTATGAAGTACGTTGTTACGGGGTGGTTTAATGTCGGGTAATCAGGAATTTCCATCACTTCCAGAACAGGGAAGAAATTTTGTGAATATGCTCAAGGACATTGGTATGGATACACTCAAGGGAAAGGAGTTATTCGTATCTGATTTTGAGCAACAGAGAAGGTATGACATGTGCCAGGCATGTGAGTCTTTCGATCGAGTTCGAAAGAGATGTAAGGAGTGTGGTTGTTTCATGAAGCAAAAGACGGCATTCAGTGCATCCGAATGTCCACTCAAAAAGTGGTAGATTATCTGTAGAACCACATGTAACCTTTATAGGTGTAACGTCCATTACTCTTCAGTGCCTTATAAAGGTTGGACGAATTGTTATTCGGACAGATTTGTTTAATTGCCTGTGATATTGATTCGAAGTAGTACTCGTCCCATGTGATACGATGTACTGCCTTAATCTTCTTTTTCTTGGTTTTGTGTTCTAACATCTTCCATCTATAACCATATGCGGTTCTTCCCTTCTTGGCGGCATTTAATATGTTACTGTTCAGATTACGATTACCAGTAATATCTTCTGCCGCATCTCTTGCATTATCATATTCAATGGTTTCACCCGTTTCTATGTTCAGTCCCTGTAGTTTAATACCAGAGTGTTTACCATTACCTCTGTTCTCTGCCAGATAGAATCCCCAGTCTTTATCTCTTTCTATGATGGGTTCTTCTTCTACTTCTATTATATCTTCCTTCTCAATAATTTCTATATCACCATTGTATTCTGGATTATATTGTTCTGTCCAGTACTGTTCTCTTTCATTTAATATACTTTCATGACAGTCATCTAATTCTTTAATCATGAAGTTGTGATTACCGTCTCTACGCATTGCCTTGTGTAGAGGTTCCTGACTCATACGCATTGCACTCTGTATGTGGTGTTGCCAGACTTTATTCTGGGATAAGAGTGATTGACCGATGTATTTGTGTCCTGTGTTTCTATTGATGATGATGTAGATGATACCCTGGGACATTAGTAGTGTATACTATTATTAATGTATTGTATATATCTTATAGTGTACTGTATATTATCATTTTTCTCAAGACTCCGGCAAATTCTTTATGATTCTCAATAAGTAGTCGCTAATTGATAATAAATAAGTGGTTTTATTGAGAATAATACCCTATAATACTCTCTAATACCTTCTAAAGCACCGTATCTTTATATTACCTTTTAATACCTCATAAAGTACTCATAAAGCACCGTGTCTGATGCAACCTTTGCCTGCGGATTATAACACGAGCGCCCATAAAAGTCAAGGGGCACGGCAGAAATTTCCCTGGTCCCACACAAATTTTATGAGAATCTCGACGAGAATGTGTGCATAATGACATAATCTCGACGAGAATACATATATATTATTATGCATCTCGACGAGAATCAGGCATTATAGGGACTTGCGATCTCGACGAGAATACAGTATAATCATATAGAATCATACAAAATCTCGACGAGAATTATGTACGACGACTACGATCTCGACTATTCATTCACACAAGATTACACATACGATCTCGACGAGATGTATGAATCATATATGCAATCATATGCACTAGACACACTAGATGCAGATGACGATGATGATTATGCACGAGATAATGACACATACGAGACGCTTGCATATCGGCACTACGCGTGATATAATCATACATATCGCACACGAGAGTCATGCCCGCACACATGGTTGCACAGAAACGCCTGGTACGTGTCACACTAGACATCATGTGTTATGATGACCTAGAACTAGAAGCATTAGACTGGAAAGAACTTCTAGAACTAGAAGGAGACGAAGAAATCGATATTAGCATCAAAGATTACTCAGATATCTTTTAGTGTGCCAGTACGACAATTGGCACGTTATCGAGATTATAATTAATATTTCATTCTCAATAATACTTTCTTATTGAGAATGGCAGCTGCCCCCTGTGCCAATTGTCGTACTGGCGCCAGGGGGTTTACGTATGGCGCGGAATGCCCTAATGTGTACACATGGTCAAAAACAACTCCGATTTGTTCTACTCTGCCCTTCAATCTCTGCCCCAGTTCGTTATGGAAACCGATGCCGATTGGGGCATGGTTTATGACTACATGGAATCCCAATGTGGTGATTTAAAAGATTATCACTGGGAGGAAGTTGCCGAAGTGTATAAAGAATTCATGAACGATTCTAGATACTAACCGTTCTGATTCTCAAGTATTTTTATTATTGAGAATCGCGGCTGACCCTGTGCCAATGTTGGAACTGCACACCAAACCGCCACAGGGCACCAATTTCGTGTATTGTATTCAAGTGTTCGGGAATTGACCCATGTTTGATGAACTCTGGTCCGAGATTGCTGATGCTCCTGGTGAAATCTTCGATGTCATTGAGTACAAAGAAGAATGGGAGAAAGATGACAAGTTTGATGTAGAAGGTTACATCAAAGGAAACACTGATTACTGATACATTCTTAACTGAAACTCATGAACCGTTCTGAACTGCAAGACGCTCTCATTCAGCAGATGTTGGATGACATGGACCTCAAGACGATGACGTGTCTTTGTTATGATTATCTGGATGAGGGTTATGATAAGTATTCGGATGCAGAGTTGACTGAAGAGTGTAAAGAATACTACCCCGAATTGTTGGAGGAGTGATACAAACCGTTCGGGAGTTCTTTATACTCCCGTTCAGCTGCCCGACCAGTTGGGAGAGTGGCACACTAGGGGTCGTGTTCGTGGTGACCCCGTGCCTATAATGACTTCAGTTCGAAACGACCGCATGACTGCCTACGCTTTCTACCGTGTTGAACTTGACCGCGCCGATGGTACGACTGCCGTTGAATTCCGCAAGCGTCGCAAGGCAACGACTGCCAAGGGCATGGATCGCCAGCACAACAACGTGGTCAACGCCGTCATTGAGGAGATTCGTTACTATCGGATCGAAGGGTGGAAGCGCCTGACCGTGACCCGTGTGCCAGCGAGCGAAGTGACCGCTCCCTATGCTCGACTGGGGTGACCCGTGCCTATAATGACTGAAGTTCAAACAAACCCCATGCGTTACGAAATCCTGGTTCCCTCCGCAATGTATGACAGCGAGTCCGTGCTGGACCTGGACCGTGCCTACGACATCATGTACGACCTGGCAGAGGAGCACGGTTACGCTGAGATCCGCCGTGATGGCATGGTCATCGCTGACCGTTTCAGTGATACCATCAACGCCATTGCCGACTGCGTGTTCGGGTGACCAGTTGGGGTAGTGTCACACATTTTTGGCACTGCCCCCAAAATGCCCTATTGTAGTTTCAGTTCAAACAACCCCGCTTCTCATGCGTAAGATCGAACAGCAAATGAACAACGCCATTTCTAACAACCTGAACTGGCAATGTGACAACACCGCCGTCGCTTACAACCCCGAAACTAACGAGTCGACAGTGTTCCTTCACGGTAACAAAATCGCCGTGGTTGGTGATGACTTCGTTCAAATCTTTGACGGTGGTTATCAGTCAAAGACCACCAAATCCCGCCTGAATGCTATTCTTTCGGAGCACGGAATCAAGGGCGAATGTGTATTTCAAAGGAACTTCAATTGGTTTGTTCATAAGTTCATCGGACAGGCAGGAACTTCTCCCGTTTATAATGAGTTCGAATTTCAAGATGGGTTCATGTTTGCATAACAAATAGGGGGGGCATTCGTGCCCCTTTCTTTATACTCAGGTCGGCTGCCCGACCAGTTGGGGGACTGTCCACTGTGCCCCTGGAATCGCCCCACCCCGTGCCTATAATAGGACCATGCAAAACAAACACATCGAACACCCCGAAGACACCATCCTGACGGGTGACCTGAATGCCCTGGATTGGTTCGAAGCACGTGGTCACCTAAGCGTGAAGATTGACGGTGCTCCCGCTGTAGTTTGGGGACGCAATCCTGCCACGGGTAATCAATTCGTGGGCACCAAAAGTGTCTTCAATAAAGTTAAAATCAAGATTAACGAAACTCATGCGGACATTGACAAGAACCATGTGGGCGAAGTTGCAGAAATTCTGCACGCTTGTCTTGATTGGTTGCCTACTACAGACGGCATTTTCCAAGGCGATTTTATCGGATTTGGTGGGTCTGATGAATACCGTCCAAATACAATCACCTATAAGTTTCCGACAGTAATTGACCAGAACATCATCATTGCTCCACATACTTACTATGAGGCAAATGATGACCTCCGTGATAGTTGGGCACTGCCTATGTTGTTCACCATTACTGACACTGCCTACTGTAAGTTTGTGAAACCCAAGGCACGTATCTTCTCTGGTGATTACATCAACTGTGCTGGTGACTTCGGTGACCTTTCCGAACCGATTCAGTTTGCTAGACAAATGGCACAAATGGTCACCTTTGTTGATGAGAAGAAAGCGAAGGAACTTAAGAAGCAATTGAATGCATGTATCAGGGAGAATCGCCCTGTAGTTAATGCTGATTTTGATTGTGATCCTAACCTGCTTGGGTTATGGGCACTGGTCAAATCTATCAAAGATGATGCACTCTATCTCTGCCGTAATGATGGACCCGAAGCATACATCGGACAGGACAGGATTGACTCCGAAGGTTATGTCTACTCTAATGAGTTTGGCACAATGAAACTGGTCAATCGTAAGCAGTTCAGTTATGCTAACTTCAACAATGCTAAGTTTAACAAAGAGGTGTGCCAGTGAGCGCACTGTCCACTCATGCCCCCTGGGTGCCACTCCGTGCCCCTATAATGACTTCAGTTCAAACGAAACGACAGACCATGAACGGTTGGGCAAACTACGAAACCTGGAATGCCTCCCTGTGGATCGGAAACGATGAGTTCCTGTACAACACCGCAAAGGCATGTGTTGAGTTCTGTGCCCCATGGGAGACCCCCTGGACTAAGTTCGTGCGCTGCATGACCGAAGGGCAGATCGGTCGCCACCTGGAAACCACAGGCGATGGGGTGGCATGGAACGACCCCGCCATCGATGCCCAGGAGATGGAGGAGATGATGGCAGACCTCTGACCCTCTCCTCCCCCTTTCCTTTCAAACCACAAACCAACATCCTACCATGACCCGCGACCTTGCCACCGCTCTCCTGAACCGTGCCGCTGACGGTGCCCAACTCCTGGAAATCCTGGACAGCATTGCCGCCGACCTGGAAACCCAGGGCATTGAGGAGTGCGCCGCCCATTATGCTGCCATCTCTGCCCCCACCGCCGAACCTATCCAGTTCTGATACTGGACACCTTTCCCCCTTCGGGGGTGCCTCCTGCCCCTATAATAACTTCAGTTCACAAGCGAACCCAATGACCACCACCACCATCAACGGCGTTCAATTCAAGGTCACCCGCCTGCCCATCGCTCATGGTGCTAAGGCAAACCGTTGGGCAGACCGTATCAAGGGCGGTTCCTCCCGTGTTCGCACTGGGGCAGGTTCCCGCTCCGTTCACCAGAGCACCAAGGCGAGCGCCCTGGCAGACGTTCGCTGACGCCATTCGTTCGTGACGGCAGCAGTGGGGGGCGTTGGTGCCCCCTTAAGCGCGGGCGCGATGGGGGCGGTTATAAAAACGCATAACTACCCTAACCTACAAAGTGTTACGAAAGGCAGCTAAATTTACAAGGCATCATAAATTTTTTTTTCGCTATATAAAAACAATGGAAAAGATTGATGAAATGCAAAAAAATCCGGAGGAAAATTTCACGACCGTAGAAGTCGATCCAGTGACTGGAGAGTACTTTATTACGATACCAGAATGGGTACTGAACGAGTACGGATGGTACGAGGGCACGGAAATTAATATGGAGGTAGAAGGTGATTGTATTATCATCACCGAGGTAACCGAGAGCAATTGACAAGTACTACATAGTACTGTATGATATCTGATGTAACTACACTTTCTTATGGCTAAAGGATTCACCGTAAAGGCAAAAACGCCCGTGAGAGAAACAACTCAAGAATGGGACTACGATCGTGCAAGAGAACTTGTAAAAGGCAAAAGCATTGTATTTTGCCTACCTGGTAGAGGAGTCTCTTATACGTATCTAAAAAACTTTGTACAATTGTGCTTTGATTTGGTACAGGCAGGAGCAAGTATCCAAATCTCGCAAGATTATAGTTCAATGGTAAATTTTGCACGATGCAAGTGTCTGGGTGCAAATGTACTGAGAGGACCCGACCAGAAACCATGGGACGGTAAACTAAAATACGATTATCAATTATGGATTGATAGTGATATCGTGTTTAACTCAGAGAAATTCTGGCAATTGGTTCTAATGGAGAAGGACATTGCCGCTGGTTGGTACTGTACCGAAGACGGTCAGACAACATCCGTTGCACACTGGTTGGAAGAGGACGATTTCCGAAGCAATGGTGGCGTAATGAATCACGAAACTCTTGAGAGTATCGCAAAGAGGCGGAAACCCTTCACGGTGGACTACACGGGTTTTGGATGGCTTCTGATTAAACACGGAGTGTTTGAGGATGAAGGTATCAAGTACCCATGGTTCGCACCGAAGATGCAAGTCTTTGAATCTGGTGAGGTACAGGACATGTGCGGAGAAGACGTATCCTTCTGTCTGGACGCCATTGCGGCAGGTTTTGAGATTTGGTGCGATCCTCGTATTAGAGTCGGGCACGAAAAAACTCGTGTAATTTGATGGACACCTATACTGTTTTACGAAATGGTAAAGTCATCTTCAAGGGTCTTTCCGAAGAAGAGTACATGAATCTTATGGAAGACTTTGCCATTGAATATTACAAGACTGGAAAACCCAAAGCGGGTGAAATTGAAACAATTATTATTGGAGAAAACGGAAAATGGCAAAAGCAAAAACGGGTCTGAACAAGAGTGGTTATGTGGCAGGAAAGCCAAAGAAAACACGACAGGGTTGTGGTAATGGAACCAAGTACGCCGCGTCGTCTCGTAATAATGCCCGTAAACCTTATCGTGGGCAAGGAAGAGGTTAAATAGGTTAAAGAATGACCTTCACATCTCATGAGTTGTTTAATCACCAATCTACCTTCGGTTGAGGTATGGGTTCGTAAAGAATATCTAACCGACCATCAAAGTGGATGGGGTGAATTCGTCAAGGGCGTCTGGGTATCGGCAAAATCGATACCTGGGCGTGCTTTTTATTTTGAGACGTATCTACCCGAATATGCGGCAATGTATGATAAATTGCCCATCAGTGCCTTTTTATCACGTCCAGAGACACCAGACCCAGACATGAACCTACCAAATCTACAGTTCTGGAACTGTATGGACTATGGTGTCGTAAGTATTGATAAAAAATTCATTGGTTCGATGGACTTCGAGTGTTATACACGTGATCACGGTATTCAAAAGGGTACATATGTCTGTACAATCGATAATTATCACCGTGATCCAGACATGGTCGACTGGGCAACGAGTGAAAATCCCGCCGAACACAAATCACATAACCTTATTGAACTGAAAAATGGTCAATATGCACTGTATCCAAACAATAGACTTCGTATTTTTGATAATAGTCTGACACCGAAGGAACCAAAAATGCCAGATTTTAAGGTTTCGACTCAATATTATCAGGTCGAGAGTGGATATGAGCGTCTTGGAATGGGACGTGAGGAAGAATATCACTGGAAAACGGCAAAGGAGCGTGAAGAAGAGGAAAATAAATAGAAAAAAGGGATAGCAACCCCTCTAAAAGTTCTGATTTCATGTAAATCAGGAGCTAAAATGGGACAATCACCTGTCGATAGAGACGAGAACTACATGAGGGAGATGTGGGGGACCACAAAACTCGTTACTGACTACTACAAGGAACAAGAAATGAGTGCAAATCACGATTTTTTAGACAATTTGGCAAATCATCAACATCAAAAGATGCTTCGTGAAATCGCAAATGATGATATCACACCCAAAAAGCACGATTTTGTTCAACAAAACGAACTTCATGAGAAAATTCGTAATGATGAAGACTATGATGATTGGGAATATGGTACTGAACCGTACTATGGTAAGATTTCTGGCTAGGGGTATAAATAAAAACAAGTATAATACCTATCTAAATCGTGGTTCAGAGGATATCCAGAGCATTTAAGGATATTAGTCTATCATTCGATAGGCATCCAGTGACTAATGATATTCTCGTTTTGAAAAATGCCGATGCGATTAAAAAATCTGTTCGTAATATCGTTCAGACAATTCCCAGTGAAAGGTTTTTTAACCCCATTTTTGGTTCGGAAGTAAAGAATAGTCTATTCGAGTTTGTTGATTTCGGTACTGCATCCTTACTTGAGAATCAAATTCTAATCGCAATCGAAAACTATGAACCAAGAGTAGATAATGTTCAGGTTGATGTCGATCCAAGAGCAGATCAGAATGCTTTTGAGATTACAATCTCATTCAATATTGTTGGACAAGAGGTTCCACCTCAACAATTTTCATTCATCCTAGAGGCAACCAGATAAAATAATGCCTTTTACTAAATTTACAAATCTAGATTTTGACCAGATAAAGACTTCTATCAAAGATTATCTCCGTGCAAATTCCGATTTCACGGATTTTGACTTTGAGGGGTCTAATTTTTCTGTTTTAATCGATACGCTAGCATATAATACTTACATCACGGCATTTAACTCAAATATGGTTGTGAATGAATCCTTTTTGGATTCTGCAACCTTAAGAGAAAATGTCGTTTCTCTGGCAAGAAATATTGGTTATATACCCCGTTCTAAGAGTGCCGCAAAGGCAAAGATATCATTCACCATTGATACTTCTTCATCGGCATCACAGTTGATTCTAAAGGCAGGTCTGGTGTGTGTCGGTGCAGTGGACAATTCACAATATACATTCACGATACCTGGTGATGTAACGGCAAATATTGTCAATAATCAGGCATCATTCACAGATCTTGAGGTTTATCAAGGAACATTTTTGACGAAAGAATTCGTTGTTGATAATTCACAAGACCAAAGATTTATTCTAAACAATTCGAATATTGATACTTCGACGATTGTCGTAAGAGTCGGTACTCGCGAATACAAGCAGATTGATAATATCATTACAATCAATAAAGACTCTGAAATCTATTTGATTCAAGAAGTTGCCGATGAGAAATATGAACTTCTCTTTGGTGATGGTGTCATCGGTAAAAAGATTCCAACTGGTGAGACAATCACCGTAACTTATATTGTTACGGACGGTCCTGATGGAAATGGTCCTTCTCTATTCTCATATGCTGGAACAACGACTGATAGTAATGGAATTTTAATCGCACCATCAAGTGCAGTATCAGTAACAACGACTCAGGCATCCACCGGAGGAGGCGACATAGAGGCAATAGACTCTATTAAGTACTTTGCACCCAGAGTGTATTCTTCACAGTACCGTGCCGTGACTGCACGTGACTATGAGGCAATTATACCACAGATATTCCCGAGCACTGAATCCGTATCCGTTGTTGGTGGAGAAGAGTTAGATCCACCAGAATTTGGAAAGGTTATTATCAGCATTAAACCAAAGAATGGATTTTCAATATCTGATTTTGCAAAAAATCAAATCCTTAATGATTTAAAACAGTACACCGTATCTGGTGTTAAGCAAGAACTTACGGATCTAAAACTACTATTTGTTGAGATTGATAGTGATATTTACTATGATGCATCCAAAATTACTGACATTGCATCACTTAGAACCAATGTGATTACTACACTATCCAAACATTCAAAAACCACCGATATGAATAAGTTTGGTGGAAGATTCAAATATAGTAAAGTACAACAAATTATTGATAATGTTGATACTTCAATTATCTCTAATATCACTAGAGTGAAGATGAGGAGAAATATCAACTGCATTACAAATACATTTGCACAGTACGAAATCTGTTTTGGCAATCGTTTTCATAAGACGTTAACGGGATACAATATCAAGAGTACTGGATTTAAAGTTGCTGGTGAATCGGAAACTGTGTACTTCTTGGATGTTCCTTCGGCAGACAGTGATATTGGTATCTTGTCAATCGTCAAACCAACTTTGGATCCAGATACATTCGAGGTTGTTAAAAAGTCTATTGGAACTGTGGATTATAGGAAGGGAGAAATTATTATCAATACAATTAATATCATATCCACAGATCTTCCCGATAATATTATTGAGATTCAGGCAATACCAGAATCAAATGATGTTATCGGTCTAAGAGATTTATATTTGGTCTTTGACGTCACCAAAAGCACTATAAATATGGTAAAGGATACAATTGTCTCCGGAGAACAAATTTCTGGAGTCAATTTCCCAGTGAAATCAAGTTATTCAAACGGCAAAATAACAAGGTAATAGAGAGGAAATATGATTACAACTGGTTTTGATGCTCGGGTAAAAGTCCAACAAGTCATTGATAATCAATTACCAGAATTTTTACTATCCGAAAGTCCTAAATCTGTAGATTTCCTGAAGCAATATTATGTTTCACAGGAATTTCAGGGAGGACCGATTGATCTTGTCGAAAACTTAGACCAGTATCTAAGTCTGAATAATCTTACGCCAGATATTCTCAATGATCACGTAACGATTACATCTGACGTAACGTCATCGGATACAACCATCAATGTAACAACAACTAATGGTTTTCCAAAACAGTATGGTCTTGTAAAACTTGGTGATGAGGTCATCAGTTACACGGGCATTACAACAAATACATTCACTGGTTGTATTCGTGGTTTTAGTGGAATCACGTCATATAGAGATACCTTAAATCCAGAAGAACTAGTATTTACTTCATCGACCGCAGAATCACATTCTAGCGGCGAACAAATCATAAATTTGAGTTCATTATTTTTAAAGGAATTTTATCGCAAACTAAAGTATTTACTTGCACCTGGATTCGAGGAAGTTGATTTTGTAAGTAATCTAGACGTTAATAATTTTATAAAACAGATTCGTAATTTTTACCAAAGTAAAGGTACGGAAGAGGCATTTAGAATTCTGTTTGCAATTCTTTATGATCAGGTTCCAAAAGTTATAAACCTTGAAGATTTCTTATTAAAACCATCAAGTGCAGAATTCATCCGCAGAAGAGTCCTCGTAACAGAGGTAATTTCTGGTGATCCTAATAATCTGGTTGGTCAGATGATCAGCAACTTTACAGATACTGCAACTGGTCCAGTATCCGAAGTTGAGATTATTACAAGAAATAATAAAACCTTTTATAAGATTCAACTTTTCTCTGGATATAATGAAAGAAGTCTGATTGAAGGAACTTTTAATATTACACCAAATAGTTTAGTAGCAGATAATGTCTCTGTAGGTTCTTCAGTAATTACTGTTGATAGTACGGTTGGTTTTGGTCAAACTGGTATTCTCACAGTGGGTGATAATGTAATTGAATATACTGATAAGAGTGTAAATCAGTTTTTTGGATGTAATGGAGTAACAAATACAATTTCTGCAAAGGATTTAGTTTATTCGAATACAGATACAATTTATGGTTATGAAAATGGTGATACCTCTAAGAGAGTTGTTCTTAGAGTTACTGGCGTTATGTCAGATATTGAAGATAAAGAACAATATGATCTTCTTTTTGAAGATGATTTAATATCAGTAAAAAATCTTGGCGAAAGTATTAGAAATAATAATGAAAATTATAAACAATTTGCTTTTAACACCTGGATTTATAATACAAGAACAAGATACGAAATTAGTAGTTTTAATAACAACACCGTAACATTATTCGAAACTCCAGATAAATCAAGTTTAAAGGTCGGAGATATTGTTGATATTCTCGATAGAAATGCCGAGAACATTGTTGTTGCAGATGCAACTGTCAACGTTGTTAATCTAAAAGATGTTCAATTAAACAAGAATGTTACCGTAGCATCTAATAGACAATTAAGTATAAGAAAGAAATTTGATTATACGACATCAAGTGGTGTTCAATTAGAATCAAATCAAATTTTATCAAACGTTCAAAATACTTATCTTGAAAAAGATGAGAGTATGTATGTTGCATCAAACTCTCTTCCAGAATATCAGATAACAAAAAATATATCAAAGACTTCTGTTGCGATAACACCTTCAACTAATCTCAATGATGTCTATCAAGGATTTGTTTCGACTACCGGAAAATATTCAATTTTATCATTTGCAAATGATGTTCCATTCATAACTGGTGATGCCGTAATTTATAGTGGCAATAATGATCCTATTGTTGGTTTAGTATTTGGTAGAACATACTATGTTGAAGTCATTAGAGATACTAATCCAGTAAGAAAAAATAGAATTAAACTGTTTAATGCACGATCTTTTATTGGAACATCTCAACAAGTTGAATTTGATAGAACCGTTTTCACATCCAATACTGAACACGTATTTACTTTAAAGCAACACTACGAGAGAAATTTAAAAGCTAAAAAATCACTAACAAAAATACCTCTGATTCCAAATATTCAATCTGGAACAGATACACCAACAATTCCAGGACCAACTGGAGTTTTAATTAATGGTGTTGAAATACACAACTATAAATCAAATGATAGAGTTTATTATGGTCCCCTTGAGAGCATTAAAGTTCTAAATGGTGGAACAAATTACGATGTAATTAATCCACCCACAATTAGTGTTTCAAGTCCCTCCGTAAGCAGCGGAACCACTGCACATGCTCAAGCAGTTGTTCGTGGATCTGTTAAAGAAGTTTTAGTTGATCCACAAAACTTCAATATTAATAGGGTATTATCAACTGTTGTAACTGGTGGTAATGGAAGTGGTGCTACTCTTGAAACAGTAATATCACGTCAATTTAGAGATATTGAATTTAATGCATCAAGAGTTGGTGTTGCCGCGACTGGTGGTATTGATATCACCAACGATACTCTAACCTTTGAAGATTTTCATAGTCTTATTGATGGGCAAAGAATCGTCTATAGTTCAAATGGCAATGAACCACTAGGAATTGGTTCTTTTGATGGTTCAAATACATCTCAAGATGAGTTTTTATCTAACGGTGGTATTTACTATCCACAGATTATCAATACAAAATCCGTTTATCTATACAGAAGTCTTGAGGACTACACTGCTGGTATTAATACTGTTGGTTTTACCACTGTTAATACTGGAGGTATTCATAAGTTTAGAACCTATGATGAACAGAACGTGATTTCTGAAATTAAAGTCATAAATCCTGGTTCTGGATATGAAAATAGAAAACTAAGAGTAAAACCAACAGGAATTTCTACGATTTATGATACTATTAATTTCATAAATCATGGATTTAATGATGGTGATTTAATTAATTATTCTTTTGAAACTTCTGCCGTTTCTGGTCTTTCAAGTACATCTCAATATAGAATCTTAAAACTTGATGATTCCAAGTTCCAACTTGCTGAAGCAGTTGGTGCAGCAACAACAGATTATGAAAGAAGAAATTATGTAAGTTTTGGTTCAACTAGTGGTGAAGGATATCAAATATTTGAATATCCACCAATTGAAGTTGTAATTAATGCAGAACTGACTGCTGGTTCTAGTGGAGCAGCTAGTACTATTATTGCAACTCCAATAGTTAGGGGAGAAATTATTGATACCTATGTTTATGAGAGTGGTTCTGATTATGGTTCCAATATTCTAAACTTCCACAGAAACCCAGTTGTTACTGTTAAAACTGGACAGAGTGGACAGTTAAAAGCAATTATTAAGAGAGGAAGACTCATTGCCGTTAATGTTTTAAATGGCGGAGTATTCTACGATGCTGCTCCAGATTTAGAAGTCGTTGGTGATGGTGTTGGTGCAAAATTAAGAGCAGTTGTTAAAAATGGAAAAATAGTCGATGTCATCATCATTAATGAAGGAACTGGATATGTTGAAGGTTCAACCACTATTAAAGTAAAACCACCTGGAAGAAATGTTGTCTTAGAATCAAACGTCAGATATTTAAATGTAAATAATCTGAAGAGATTCTCGGATGAATTACTAGTAGAGTACGAAGATGATCTTTCTTATGCAGTTGTTGGATACTCAACTGATCGTGATGGAACTTCTTTCTTAGATTCAAATACGGAAGACGAGCACTCTAAAGTTATTGGATGGGCAAATGATGGTAATCCAATTTATGGTCCATATGGATTCTCCGATCCAAAAGATGATAACTCACCAACAAAACGTTTAGAAACTGGTTATATTGAAGATGCAAGTAATATTAAAAATAGACCATCATTGGACACTTTTGAATTAGGTTATTTTGTAGAGGATTATAGGTTTAATGATAGCGGAGACTTGGATATTCATAATGGAAGATATGCAAAAACTCCAGAATTTCCAAATGGTGTATATGCATACTATGTTGGTGTTTCAACAAATACAACGACAGGAAAGTTAGATCCAAAATTCCCATATTTTATTGGCGATACTTATAGGTCAAAAGTTTCCAATATAATTCTTGATCAAACATTTGATTTCAACAATTCATCTCTTGTTAGAAATACTTTCCCACATAGAACTGGAAAACCATATTCTGGAAGTGACTTCTTATTTGAGTCAAACTCCCCAATTAATCAAACTACAAAAGTTGAATCTGTAACAAAGGGTTCTGTAGACGGTTTTGTTATTTTAAACTCTGGGCAAGATTATAAAGTAGGAAACTCGTTAGAGTTTAATGTTGGTTCTTCTGGTGGAGGTGGTTCTGAAGCGGAAGTTTCAAAAATTGAAGGTAAAAATATTTTATCTTTAAGTACTCAATATGTTAAGTATGAAGATTCTGTAGTAACTAGAGAAAATAATGATCAAATAAGAGTTCATACAAATGAAATACATGAACTTTTAGATGGTGATAGAGTTCAGGTATCTGGAATTTCTACATTTGTCAATAAACTGACAGATTCACATGTCATTGGCATTAGCTCTTACTTTACACGTTTGACTGATATTGTAGAAGCAAACTCTGGTGTAACAACGGATATCTACATCTCATCAATAATTCCAACTGTTGGTAGTGGAAGTTCTATTGGAATTGGAACTGAAATTTGTTCTGTACTAAATGTATTTGCAGAAGAAAATGTTTTGCGTGTTAGAAGAGGTGTTCCTGGAATTGGACATACATTTGCAGATATAGTTGAGTTAAAGAATGATTCATTCTTAATACCATTAAAATCTGATTATCTAGATTCAACTAAAAACTATAAAATTTATTTCAATCCCAATGAATCTCTTGGTGTTGGTATTCAAACTGGAACAGATGTAGATATTAATTACTACGTTGGAAAGTCACTAAAGAACGTTTCTGTACCCGCACAATCAATTTATATTCCCAATCATCCATTTAAAACAAATCAAGAAGTTCAATTTAGAATTCCAGGCGGATTTAATGGTCTTACAGTAAGAACTGAAGTTGGTAGTAACCAATTTACAATACCAGTAAATGGAACAGACCAGACTCTTTATATTATTAATAAAGGAAAGGATTATATTGGAATTACTACACAAGTTGGTTTGACTACCTCTACCGATGGTTTATTCTTTATAAACACTGTTCCATTAACAAATAGTCCAGAATATTCATTTGAAACTAAATTCAATGAAGTAACTGCAGATATTCAGAAAATTAAAACTCAAGTTTCGGTATCAACGTACCATAATCTTTCTACAGGTGATACCATTGAGTTGGATGTTAAACCATCTTTAAATATTGGTGTCGGTTCTTCAGATAGTGTAAACATCAAATACAATTCAATTTACAAGAAAATTCTTGTTAATACAGTTGGATTTGGTTCAGATAAAATCGATACTTTAGAAAATTCGATTAATATCAACAACCATGGTTACTTAACCGGTGAAAAGGTATTTTATGACTCATCAGATTTGGTAGCAAGTGGATTGTCAACCAGTGGATATTTTATCTATCGTGTTGATGATAATAACTTCAAGTTATCAAAAACTTATAATGACACTACTTCGAATCCACCAATTATTGTTAGTATTGCAAGCACTGGTGGTGCTGGACATGAAATTAGCCTATTAAATCCAAAGATTAACGTAGTTAAAAATAATAATATTGTTTTCAATGTTTCCGACACTTCTCTTAGTGACTATCAGTTTAAGTTCTACTACGATAGAAAGTTAAGTAATGAGTTTGTTTCTACTGGTTCAACAACAACATTCTCTGTTGTAGAAAATGTTTTAACTAGTGGAATTTCTTCCTCATATACTATCACTTATAATAATAATCTTCCCACAAGACTATACTATTCTTTTGAAAAAGATGGTTCTTCAATTCAACCAGATACAGATGTTTTAAATTATTCCGAAATAGAATACATTGGCAGCAAGTATACTGGTTCTTACAAAGTTTTTGGAATAGGTGCAACGACATTTAATATTTCACCATCAGTTGTTCCAGAAAGATTGTCATATAGTTTAACCGAGGTTGATACACTAAAATATAAAACTAACTCAAGAACCGCATCAGGACCTATTGCAAACATTAATGTTGTTTCTCCAGGATCAAATTATTCTAGACTACCAGTTATTAGTGGTCTTTCTGCTGGAACCGCTGATAGTGTTGGATCAAATGCCATTATTAGACCAACAACGTCTACTATTGGTAAACTAAGTAATTTTAGAATTGTTAATGAAGGTTTTGAATACGCTTCTGATAAAACACTGAGACCAAAAGCAAATATATCATCATTACTTACTTTAACTGGAACCGATAAGATTGAATCAATTCAAGTGCTTGATGGTGGTAGAAATTATCTTTCTCCACCAGATTTGATTATTGTAAATACATATACCAATGAAAAGATTAATCCAGACCTTTATAGTTTGGAGTCACAATTTGCTGGAAATACAATAATTAGTATCAATATAGTCTCAGAACCAAGAGGATTGGATTCTGTTAAGCATAAAATAGTTCCGATTAGAAATAGTAATGGTATTCAAGTAGAAAGAATTCTTGATTATAGTAGTGGTACGGTAACTTTAGAATTGAGCACTCCTCCAATTGATGGGTTTATTACTCCACCATTTGCAGAGGGAGATAAAATTTTTGTTGAAGGACTACAAAAACAGTCTGTAACTGACACTTTGGGTAATGTATCTTTTCCTGGTGATGGATTTAATTCTGAAGACCATGGATATCAGTATTTTACAGTAACAGAGTACACAAATTCAAACCCAGCTATTCTTAAATATAATATTTCCGAATATACAGATGATGCTGGAACTCCTGTAGAAATTCAAACTTCTTTCACATCTGTTATCAAAGAAGAAAATCTTCCCGTATTTGAAATTAGTCAAGTTCCTGGTCTATTTTTCTTGGGAGAGAAACTAGCGGTACAAAATGCAACCGTAGATTTAGAAACCACAGTTGTTGAACAAAATCTTATTAAGGTGGATGGTGATTATGATATCAAAGTTGGTGATGTAATCAAGGGTGTTAACTCTGGAATTTTTGGTACTGTTGAATCTGTAAAAGAATATGATGGAAGATTTTCTGTCGATTATTCCAGTAAGAAAAGATTTGGGTGGAAAAATGATACTGGTAAACTAAACGATAGTTTACAAGTAACTCCAGATAATGATTATTATCAAAATCTTTCTTATACTATTAAGAGTCCACAAGAATTTGAATCAATTCAAGAGGATGTAAGTAGACATATTCATCCATCTGGAATGAAAAACTTTGCTGACACTGAGGTCATCTCGAAGGCGAACATTGGTGTTGGTATATCAGATTCATTTGTATCACCAGTTTTGGATTTTATTTCTGAAAGAAGAGTTGACACAATTAACGTATTTGATTTGGTTCAGGACTATGAGGCAACAGCAGATTCTTCCAGATTCATAATCTTTAAAAATAAGAGACTTGCAGATTACATTGAGTGTAGAACAAATCGTGTTCTTCAGATTGATGACATCAGTGGAAGATTCTCAAGTTCAGAATTTAACAAGGATAGATTTGTTGAAGCGATTGAATATCCAATTACAGATTTTTATAGCAGATTCTTGATTCAAATTAGTGATGAAAATAAACAAAGTTCCCAGGTTAGTGAAGTTGTAGTTTTAAATGACTATAACAACACATATACTTTGAGTAAGGTTGATTTATTCACGGACGTTAAACTTGGAGATTTTTCTGGAGATTTTGCTGCTAGTGGTGATACTACATTGAGATTTGATCCCGTAGATGCAGATAACTTTAATTATAATTTAAAAGTTTACCGAGAATCTTTTACTCCAGCAAATGTTGGTTCTGGATTTACTGAATTTGGATTTGTTAGATTAGATAGCAGAACAAACAAGGTTGGTCCTGCAAATGGTAGTGGTTTGGTGGGATTCAAGACGGATGTTTTTG